AATTGCCTTTACGCATCGTTTCTAATCTGGGCTGAGTCCTGCCGATTCTCGAGTAGTCCTGCTGGTTCTCGCCAGTAATGATGATGACTAGCACCGCTGGCACTGAGGCTTCAATAGCCATGCTGCGCTATCGAGAACAAGGCCTACAGCTCATAGATGAAAAGCGCCAAGGCTCGTTTTACTTTGCTGAGTGGAGCCCGCCACCTGGGGTTGATGTCATGGACACTAAATGGTGGGGCTGGGCTAATCCCGCACTAGGTCACACTCTCGAGCTTGAAAGCCTGTTGCTTGACGCTGACCACCCAGACCGCTCATCCTTCCTGCGTGGTTCGCTTAACCAGTTTGTCAATGCTGACGCTTGCTGGCTTCAGCCTGGCCAATGGGATTCTTGCCTGTCTGATATTCCAGGGCCCGAAGGCGGTTGGATTGCTGTTGATTCGAGCCTTGACGGTTCGCGGTATGTGGCGGTCAGGGCCGCGACTGACGATGTGGGCGTGGCTCATGTCAATGTTGAATTTGTGGTGCAGTCACTGGCTGAAATGCAAGAAGCGCTAATGACTGCTTGCGCTAATCCGCAGGTCATGTTGGCGGTCACGCCAACGCTTGAACACCATGTCCCGCTAGCCCTGAAACGCAGGGTCAAAGTGGTGGGATATGGCGAGCTGTTGAAATACACCAGCCTGATTAAAGGCATGATCAATGATGGGCGAATCTTGCATCAGGGCCAGTCAAACCTGGCTGAACACATGAACAGGGCCGTAGCAATTTCCCAACAGAACGCACTTGCTCTGAGCTCAAAGCGCTCGCCAGGCCCTATTGAATTGGCCCGTTGCACGATTTGGGCAGCTGCACTTGCATCACGCCCGAAGCAGTCTGGAAAGCCCATGCTGGTTATTGCGGGTAGGTAAGATAACGGCGGTAGTGCTCTGCCGTTTCTGTCGGGATTCGGCAGGGCATTGCCACATGCAATCTTTAAAAGTGGGATAATCGGAATATGCCTTTATTCAATCGAGTGACAAAAGCGGCGATTAGTCCCACGCCTTCAACGGCTAAAGCGGCAGCGGCTGGCGGGTATTCACCGAATAGCGCTGGCGTGAATTTAATTGGCCAGTATTACACCTACTACGAAGGCGAAGCCCGCAACCGTGCTATGAGCGTTGCGACCATTTCCCGCGCTCGAGATCTCATGGCTTCGGTCATTGCTTCGATGCCTTTGAAGATGTATAACGAGCGCTGGAACGAGGCCGAAGGCGAGATGGAGAAGGTCTATATTGCGCCGCGCTCATGGATTCGCCAGCCTGACCCAACCAATACCTACGACTTCCTCATGTCGTGGACATTTGATGATTTGTTTTTCTATGGTCGCGCATTTTGGTATATCACCAGCCGAACCCAAGACGGATTTCCAGCATCATTTACACGCCTGCCTGCGGGCTCTGTGCAAACCCCTGATCAGGCTGGCCCGGTGTGGTATGGCCCATCACAAGAAGTTTATTTCCAGGGAAATATGGTGGATCCGAAAGACCTGGTGCAATTTCTGAGTGGTACACAAGGCATCGTGTATATGTCTGAACAGACCGTTGCTACAGCTTTGAAGCTGGAAGCCGCAAGGTACCGCAACGCAGAATCGTCAATACCTGCGGGCGTTTTGAAGCAAACTGGCGGTGAGCCATTAAGCGCATCAGAACTTGCCGATTTGGCTAGCGCTTTTAATGCGGCCCGCGCTACAAATCAGACAGCTGCACTAAACGAATTTTTGAGCTACACAGAAACCACAGCAACACCCGACAAAATGTTGCTAATCGATGCGGCTAACTATCAGGCTCTGGAATGCGCCAGGCTCGCAAACATTCCGCCATACCTCGCCGGGGTGAGCGTAGGCGCATACAGTTACCAGTCTTCAGAACAGGCCCGCGCAGATTTGTATATCTTCGGCGTGAAAAGTTACGCCAACTGCATCAGCGCCACGCTCTCACAAAACAATGTTTTGCCACGCGGAACCTATGTTGAATTTGATACAGATGATTTCCTCATGGAAAACGAAGTAGCCGACAGACTAGACAGGGGCGATATGCCCGAAGAAAACACACAGGAAGAAATGGCATGATCCGATTTAATGCAACCAATGTGACCGTAGATGCAGCTGCACCTGACGGAACCCCACGCCGAACAATCAGCGGAATCGCAGCGCCATACGGCGTAGTTGCAACCGTTTCTGACGGAACCCAAATCATGTTGTCCCCAGGCGCATTACCTGAAGACGGCCCCAACCCAAAGCTGTTCGTAGGGCACTCACCTGATAAGGCTATTGGGACAGTTATTGCGCGCCAGGATACGCCCGAAGGCATGCTGTTTCAGGCGAAAATTGCCAGCACAGATTTGGGAAATGAGAGCTTGCAACTGGCCCTCGAAAATGTTTATGACCAGGTATCCGTTGGAATTGCCCCGCTTGAATTCAGCTACAACGAAGCGGGCGTGATGTTGATCGACAAAGCAGCCTGGACAGAATTGTCATTAGTTCCACACGGGGCCTTTGGCGCGGGTGCTACCATCACTCAAGTGGCGGCAAGTATCCAACACGAACCCGACAAAATCAGCGATAATCCAGATACCCAAGAAGTCGAGGAGACTGAAGAAATGGAATCAACACCAGCCCCTGAAGTAGTGGAAGCAGCAGCAATCCCTACACAGCCAATCTTTGCAGCCGCTAAGCGCGAATTTGTTTTGCCTTCAGCAGGTGAATTTATGGCCGCATACCACATCGGCGGAGACACCTTCGCAAACATGAACAAGGCCGTGGCCGAATATGCAGCATCAAAGCGCACACCATTGCAGGCCGCAGCTGGTGATGTTCTCACCACTGACACCCCGGGCCTCTTGCCAGTGCCCGTTCTCGGGCCATTGGTACAGGATCTGAACTTCCTGCGCCCTACGGCTGATGTCGTGGGCATGCGCGCATATCCCGATGGCGGACAGCAAAAGACCTTTATCCGCCCAACCATCACCACACACACCAGCGTGGCAACACAATCAACAGAACTTTCAGCAGCATCAGCCACCACAATGGTTATCGCTTCGAACTCTGTAAGCAAAACAACTCTCGCTGGCCAGGTCACCTTGTCCGTACAGGACATTGACTTCACGAACCCTGCAGCAATGCAGCTCATCTTGAATGACCTTATGGGCGAATACATGATTGCATCGGACAACCTGGTAGCAGACAACCTTCTCACCGCTGCAAGCGCATCAGGTGTTTGGGATGGCACAGTCACCGACCTTCTCAAGAGCGTGTATGACGCAGCATCGGACATTTCAAATGGCCGTAACTGGTTGCCTACCCACATGTTTGTGTCTGTCGATGTATGGGCCCAGCTTGGCCAGCTCATCGGTTCCGATGGCCGACCAGTGTTCCCACTCATTGCAAACGGCCTTTCGGGCTACAACGCATTGGGCGCACAAAGCGCAGCATCATGGACAGGCAACCCACTCGGCTTGCAACTTGTCGTAGACAGCAACTTCGCAGCCAAGACCATGATCATCACCCGCGTGGGTCAAGGTCAAGGCGATGCCTTTGAAGCGTATGAAGCAATCCGCGGGCTCATGTCCGTTGAGGTTCCTTCAGTGTTGGGCCGCACAATGTCATTCCACGGCTATGTGTCAACCTTCGCTGCAATCCCAGGCATGATTCGTAAGATCACACAGGCCTAGTCGAAAGGCAGGTTGCCGTTATGGCTACCTACACTGTGATTTTCCATCAGCGCCTGGACAACTACGCAGTAGTTCAGACACTTGAAAACACCGATATAGCCGTAGGGGAATCCATCACCCTTACAGACTTGGGGCATGGGCTGAACGGTACACATACCGTTTACGCCCTGCCTCAGTATGAATTTATTGGTGTTGATGACCAGGGCGATTTGCAGCTAGATGCGAACATTGCAATTCCTAACCAGGTGTTGTTTTACGATTCAGGCGATGACCTGCAACGCACCGCAGCAATCCCAAACGGAACCCTGACCTACACGCAAACCTGCACCTGGGTGACTAGCGCCCAGGTTCAGCTGTGGCTGGCTTTAACGAGCCCTAGCGCCGATGAAACCACCTTCCTGGCACAATGCACCGCAGCGGGTAATCAGGTGGCTTACAGGCGCAGACAAGAGGCGGGCTATTTTGACAGCCTCAGCACCAGCCCTTCGGGCGATGTCACGCTAGGCACCATCATGCTGTGCGGGGCCTACTACCGCCAGCGCGGCAGCATTGACCAGTTTGCATCATTTGATTCGATGGGTCAGGCAATTACCACCAACGCTTTCACGCCGATGGTAAAGCAGCTGCTAGGCGTTGACCGACCAGCGGTGGCCTAATGGCCTACACCGACCTTTTTAACGAAGCCATCAATGACCTGGCCACAACACTGGCCACCATTTCAGGCCTTCGAATTGTCACAGATCCACGCAACCTGAACAGCAACTGCGTGTTTATTGATGCGCCGAGTTTTCAGGCCATGAATAACCACATCGTGACAATGACTTTCCCTGTGCGGGTCATTGGCATGGGCCCAGGCAACCTTGACGCGTTGCGCCCGTTGCTGTCAATTTCGGCAAGCCTTCTTGAAAAGAATGTTGCCGTGATTAGCGGGAACCCTGCGCTAGCCGCTATCGGCGGACAAGAATTCCCCGCTTATGACTTGACGATTCGCATGCAATCGCAGTCAATCTGACATAATCTAAACAAGCGGTGGCCCGACAACACCAAACAAACTAGGAGTAAAAATGGCCACCAGCAGCACCACCTACCTGACCAACCCAACCATCAACATCACACCAGCAACCGCTGGTTCACCCGTTGATCTCACCGCCTTGACCTCATCGGCAGCAATCACGGTTGGCTATGACGCTCTTGAAGCAACAAGCTTTGGAGATGCAGGCCACCAGTTCGTTAAGGGCCTTCAAAATGTTGAGGTTACCTTGACCTGCTATGCCGCATATGGCGCGTCATCAGTCGAGGCAACTTTGACAGCTGCACTTGGCACAGGTACTTCAACAATTGTCATCAGCCCTAACGGCACCACCGAATCAGCATCAAACCCTGAATACACAGTTACCAATTGTTTCTTGGCTTCGTTCCAGCCCATCAATGGCAACTACGGCGAGCTGAGCATGATTGAAGTGACTTTCCAGGGTGGAACCTTCGCGCGCGACATCACAGCGCCTTAACACAGAAAGCAGCCGACAATGCAACTCACACTGCAAATCGACACGGGCGAAGGCCCATACCAGGTCACAACCAATCTCATGGTGATCGTGAATTGGGAACGCAAATACAAACGCAAAGCCAGCCAACTGGCTGACGGTGGTATCGGCATGGAAGACCTAGCGTTCATGGCTCATGAATCAGCCAAACTTGGCGGGCACATGGTTCCCCTCATGCTTGATGACTTCATCAAAACCATCGTTTCGCTTGAGGTGGTGAGCCAGGAAGATGCAAACCCTACCGGGGCGGCACCTTCCGACATTCACTAGCTTCACTGCTAGTAGAAACAGGATTTTGGCCGCCTGAAATACCGTTTGATATTCCCGACCTGAACACTTGCATTAGCATCATTAACGAGTCGAGAAAGAAAACAAGATGAGCGTTACAGCCACAACCGAAATTTACGGACTGAAACAGGCGTTGGCTGAACTTGGCAAGATTGACAGCAAAACCCGCTTCAAAGCTGTAAACAAAATCAAGCAGGGCGGTTCGGCAATGGTGGCCGAAGTGGCTAGCCGTTACCCCGATATGCCCCCTTTGTCGGGCATGGCACCAACCCGCAAGGGTGGGGCGCGTTTGGCGTATGACCCTAAGAAGGTTCGCAAAGGTGTGCAAATTCAGGTAGGCGGGCGCGCCCGTAATGGTTCAGCCCCGCTTGTAACTCTCATTCAAAAAGACGCTGGTGGTGCCTTCTACGACATCGCAGGTTTGCGTGATCAAAGTTCTGTCGTGGTGCAAGAGTTTGACGCTCGATACAGCAAAGCGCAGCGCGGTATGTGGCGGGCCCGTAACTACATTTACGGCCAGGCCACTAAAGACATTTTGAACGCAATTGAAGAAGTCTTAGGACAAGTCAATAGGAACCTGGTGCAGTAATGGCTGTTTATATTCCCATTGTCAGCGAATTCAACTCGAAGGGCATTGACAAGGCCGTAAAAGAATTTAAAAGCCTTGAAACTGCAGGTCAGAGGGCGCAGTTTGCAATTAAGAAGGCAGCGGTGCCTGCGGCAGCTGCACTTGCGGGTGTGGGCGCTGCATTGTTTGACGCGACCAAAGCAGCCATTGAAGATGCAGCAGCACAGCGCCAGCTGTATGTGGCGTTGAAAAACAATGTCGGTGCTACCGATGCAGAAGTAAAAGCCACTGAAGCGTGGATCGCGCAACAAGGCAAACTTCTCGGAGTGGCCGACAGTGATTTAAGGCCCGCCCTTCAGAAGCTCACTCAGCAGACACACGATGTTGCAAAGGCGCAAAAATTGGCGCAACTGGCCATGGACATAAGCGCCAGCACAGGCCGCGATTTGGGGTCTGTCACCACTATTTTGGCCCGCGCCCAGGGGGGGCAGGTTTCCGCGCTCGCCAAACTAGATCCGCAAATGAAGCAAGCCATCAAAGACGGCATGAGCCTTGATGATGCTATGGAAGCGTTGTCAATGACATTTGAAGGTGCTGCCGCTACCGCTTCAAATTCTGCTTCAGGACAGTTCAAGCGCTTAGGCATTGCGCTAGACGAAACTAAAGAATCAATAGGCGCTGCGTTGTTGCCTGCGCTTCAGGCCGTGTTGCCGTACCTCACCAAATTGGGCGCGTGGGCTTCAGAGCACCCGGGTGTGATTTTGGCTGTTGGCGCGGCTATCGCCACAATCGCAGCTGCCATTGTTGCAGTGAACATCGCTATGGCGCTCAACCCGTTCAGCCTTATCGCCATTGGCGTGGTTGCTGTAGGCGCTGCACTGGTGGCCGCATACAACAAATTCGAAGCGTTTAAAACAATCGTAGATACCGTGTTCGGGGCGATGCGCTGGTGGATAACTAATGTCACCATTCCGCTATTCAGCACTTTGCTGACCACAGTCAAAACAGTGTTTAACGGCATCGCTTCAATCTGGAATAACACAGTGGGCAAACTTGCTTTCAAGGTGCCTAGCTGGGTGCCTGGCATCGGTGGCAAAGGCTTCAAGATGCCCGACATACCGATGTTGGCTGAAGGTGGCATCGTCACGAGCCCAACCCTCGCAATGATTGGCGAAGCAGGCCCTGAGGCTGTTATTCCGTTAGATCGTGCAGCTGGTATCGGTGGCACCAATGTGACTATCCATGTGAACGGTGGCGACCCGAACGCAGTGGTAAATGCCCTTCGTACCTACATGCGCCAAAACGGATCAATCCCTATTCGAACATCGGCTATTGGCTAATGCTTTGGGAATTTGAAGTCCAATACATACCCCTGAGCGGGGGCAGCCTGACCAGCCTTTCCAATGTTCAATCAGTGGCTATCCAGGCGGGCAGACAGGCCCTAATTGACAACTTCAGCAGTGCTAGAGCCACAGTGACTTTGCGTTACCCAAACGGCTACCTGTCGCCTCTCACGGGCATGTTGCCAGGTGCCGAAATTGTCATCACAGCTCGAGACGCAGAAACGAACTTCACTTTTCAACCGTTCGCAGGGTGGGTTGCTGATGTGTCCGTGAACTACGGAATTCCCTATCAGGGGGGCGTAGGCAACGCTGACTATCTAACGATCAGCTGTGAAACTTCTTTAGCGAAACTGGCCCGCACATCAGGCAACGGCTACGCAATGGCAGCCGACACGGTGCCTAACCAGGTAGCAACGGCTACCACTCAAACAGGCGTGACAGTCAATGCATTGCGTCTCTCAGGTAAGAGCGCCAGCGCCGCGACAGTCTCAGGATCATGGGCCGACTGGCTTAACCAACTGGCGTTTAGTTTCGCTGGGCGCATTATCGATACAACAGTGGTTTATATAACGAACTACCAACCAGCGGTGGTTTCTAATACGAAATTCAGCGACACAGCCACAGCCACACAGATCCGCTATGACAACATTTCTTTCAGTTCATGGTCACAGAACTACTACACACAGGTCACGATTGACCCCAGTGATTACAGCGCCCAAATCGCTTCGACTGGTTCAGCGCCTTACCGCAACCTGACGATCAATACCTATAGCGGGTCTGCTAGTGAAGCGGCTGACCTGGCTAACTGGTACCTGAATAACTATGACCAGCCCGCGTTGGGTTTGGCTTCGTTCACGGTCAACATGAACGACCCGAAATCGGCCAACCTGAAAGCGTTGTTTGATGCTTCGGCAGCTGTGGCTTCGTGGCCGACTGGGGTGCAGGTGGCGTTGGATTTTCGCGGTACCACCTACAACTGTGTTATTGAGGGCGGGTCTATTAGTGCGACACCGCATGATGCGACTATGACTTTTTATGTTTCGGCTGCAGATTTGAACGCTTATTTGGTGCTTGATGATGCGACTTTTGGCAAACTTGACTACAACAAATTGGGGTTCTGATGGCTATTAAAACTTTTACTACTGGCGAGGTGTTGACGGCTTCGGACACAAACACTTATTTGGCAAATAGCGGCCTGGTATTTGTCAAGCAAGTGACCGTTGGTTCAGGGCAAACAACTGTTGATGTCACTTCCTGCTTTAACTCAAGCTTCGATAACTATGTGATTTCGCTAGCGGGTATTTCCGCCGCTGGTTCTCTGTCAATGAGCCTTGCACTACTTAGTGGCTCAACACCTACATCAGCATCTTGGTACGGAACTGAATACTTTGTTGCTGTTGGCACCACTGGCATCAACGGTCAGTTATCAGCAAATAACAGTGGTTCGGCTTTCTGTTCGGCTGGTTCAGCTGCATCGGGTGTTGCTTCAACCATTGATTTGCAATCCCCATATTTAGCGCAGCACACAAAATTTGAATACATGGTCACAGCAAGCGACTACCACCGATGGGGATTTGCAGTCCATCAGGCTGCTACTTCCTACGATGGACTTCGTTTTACTACTTCAGGCGGAACAACAATCACAGGCGGAACAATTGCGGTATATGGAAGGCGCAAACAATGAGTAATCCCGAAATTCAAATTGATGACGAAATACGCGAAATGACCGATGAAGAATACGCGTGGTATTTGGAGAACAGCCGTGAAAGCAAAACTGATAGTCCTATTGCTTAGTGCTGGCCTGTTGGCCGCATGTAGCGATGCGTACCGCTACCCATGCCAAGACCCCAGCAAAGCCAACAGCATCGAGTGCAGCTGCGACCAAAGACCACGCACCAAAAACAAAGCACTAGGGGCTCTCGAATCCCAAGCCACAACCACCACTATCCGCCTGCTAGTAGGGTTTGACTGCTAATGAAACTTCGCCCACGCCTCACCAACGAACAAATCAAAGCCCGCCTAATCCTGACCGTAGGCATCGGGCTCACCATCGTTTTCGTGGCCTCAATCGGCATGATGCTATTCGGGCTCACATATGTGACCCAACCGCAAACAATGGCCGAATGGGACAAAGAAGCCTGGTCAGTGCTATCACCAATGCTTATGAGCCTCTCAGGTGGCTTGCTAGGCATGCTCGCCGCTAACGGCCTGAAAGACAAACCGAAAGACCCTGACGCATAATGGCAAATCGCAAATACCCCTATTATCCAGCGTATGACGGTAAGAAGGCCAGCGAAGTAATCCTTCGATGCGTAGAGCTGTGCAACAAGCGCTGGGGCACCACCAACCTAGGCACCTATGTGAACCGCGACATGCGCGATAAGCCAGGCGAAAAATCAGTGCATGCAACTGGGTATGCAGCAGACATCGGCTACAAAGACGAAGCACAAGCCCGCATCATTTGGGACTACTTCGTACTTAACTCCAAGGCGCTAGGCGTGGCTGAAGTGCATTGGTACCGCTATGGGCGCAACAAAGGCAAGTTCGGGGCGGGCTACCGCTGTTCTAGGGGTGAAGGCCGTGCAGGGGTCAAGATCTACGAAACCGCAGCCGAATCCGCAGGCACTGGCGGGGCGTGGCTACATATTGAGCTGGAAGAACCCAAAGGTGGCGCAGATAAATGGGAAGAAGTTTTTAGGGCTACAAAGCCCGCATAGTTTGCGCGTCAGTCCTGGACTACTGATGCCGCATGCCCAGGGGGGAAAGGTCTTGTCCTTTGTACCCCCACCCCCTGGGCCCCTTCGGGGGTGCTTGACTTTTTAAATCAGCGGATTATTCTGCTTGCAGGCACCAGGGCCTAAACAAAGGAAATCCAATGAACGACCACCTACGGAAAATGACACCTTGCAAATGGCGGGGGTGCAATGTTTCCCTAGCCCTTATGGGCGATTACTGCATTACGCATTACTACAAATCACAGGGCAAAGAAGTCCCAACGCACACACCAAAGCCAACCCGCCCTTCGGTGGACCGCAACAAGGTGTTCACCAACCGCCAGGCAACATCGCAGGCAGCTGCACAAATGGCGCTACCTTCGAGCGGTACAAAGCGCCGCACGGTGTACGACCTGATCATGGCCAATCTTGCTAACGGGCTCACAGCTGACGAAGTGCAGGTGCAGACGGGCTTTTCCCCAAACAGCATCAACCCAACCATCAAGGGCCTAGCCGATGACGGTTGGATTCGAGACAGTGGCGAGCGCCGACCAACACGCACAGGTGCCCTTGCAATAGTTTGGACAGCAATATGAGCCTTCAACAACGCATTGACCTATTCGGGATTTTGTGCATTTTCGCAGGTTGGGCTGCGGGCTATGCCCACTGCTACATCAACCAAAAAGACAAGCTGCGCAAGCAACGCGAAATGGCAGAACACGCCTACAACCGTTATTGGAACGGCTATGACGGAGACGAATTCTGAAGATGATCACAGCGCTTTTATTAAGCGTTGCGGTACCAGCCCCGCCAGCCGTATGGAACCACCCGCTGCCCTATGAGCAGTACCGGGCTATCTCCAATTGCGAAACCCAATCCGACACCGCCCACTCGACTAGGCGATATGTGACGGCCTTTGGCATGACCCGCCATGTGTGGAACATGTTCGCCGATGCCCACGACAGCAAAGCGCCACGCATGACCTACGCACAGCAAGCCAGGGTGCTAGAT